GGAGGTAAGCGATGCCCCAGGGTCAGGTCATCGGACGCGTCAGCGTCCGCGTCCTGCCGGACACCAGTGAGTTCCGCCGCAAGGCCGAGAAGGAGCTCTCCAAGGAGGAGAAGCGGCTCAAGGTCGAAGTCCAGGTCATGCCGAACATGGCCGGCTTCGAGCGGCAACTCCTCACCGAGATCAGCAAGATCAGCCAGCGCAACCGTCAGTCGGACGCGCGCAAGGTGAAGATCTACACCCGCATCGACACCTCGACGATGACGGGCGAGCTGGCCAAGGCGATCCGGCGGTACAACGACAAGGCGCGCACGGGCCAGAAGGTCCAGCTCCAGACGGAGCTCGACGCGGGCGAGGTCAAGCTGAAGATCAGCGACACGTCCCTGCGCGAGATGACGCACCAGCTCAACAAGTGGCGCGACGACAACTCCCCGCTGAAGATCAAGATCGAGCCGGACGTCTCGGGTCTCAGCAGTGCCGCCACGTCCGCTCGGCTGGGTCTGCTGACCCGGCCCCGCAAGGTCTCGATCATCCCCGACCTCAACAACGCCGCGGTGGCCAAGGTCGCTACGGCGCTGGCTGCCCTGTCGGGTGTCCGGGTGCTGAACAACCTCTTCGAGAAGTTCAGCAACATCCTGCGCAACCTCGACAAGAGCGTCCCGATCATCGGCACCCTGGCCTCGGCCATCGCGGGTGTCGCCTCCATGGCGCTGGCCGGCGCGAGCAACCTCTTCGCGCTGTCGGCATCGCTGGCTCAGATCGGACCAACTGTCGCCCTGCTGCCCGGACTTCTGGGTGGCTTCGCGGTCGGCCTCGGCGTCACGATCGCCGCGCTGAAGGACTTCAACAAGGAGATCCCCGAGGTCAAGCAGACCCTCTCGGAACTCCAGAACACGATCAGCTCGAACTTCTGGGACAAGGCCCGCGCTCCGATCAAGGAGATGGTCGACAGCCTTCTCCCCGCCTTCCGTAAGGGTGTCGCCGACACGGCCACCGAACTCGGCGGGTTCTTCGGCTCGTTCGCCACTGACCTCGGTTCGTCCCTGAGCCCCGCGCTGGGCCAGATGTTCACCGACCTGTCGAAGTCGATCACCATCGCGACCGGCGGGACGCAGGCGTTCGCCGACATCATCGCGACCCTCGGCAAGGTCGGCACGTCCTACCTGCCGCAGCTCGCGCAGTGGTTCGTCAACATCTCCAAGCAGTTCGCCAACTTCCTGAAGGCCAAGGGCGAGAACGGGATCAAGGCCGAGATCGACCAGGGCATCCAGGCCCTGAAGGATCTGGGCGGCGTCCTCTACAACGTCTACGGCATCCTGTCCGGCGTCGCTCGCGCGGCGACCGAGGCGGGCGGTACGTCTCTCGGCTCGCTGAACGACGCGCTCGCCGGCATCCACAAGACGGTCGACTCCAAGGGCTTCCAGTCCGGCCTGGTCGACGTCTTCAAGGCCGCGCACACGGCGATGAACAACATCGCCACCACGTCCGGCCCGGCTGTCGAGAACCTGTTCAAGAAGCTCGGCGAGCTCCTGACCACCGTCCTCCCGCAGGCCGGCCAGATCATCGGCACGGCGCTGAAGGCGGTCGCTGACGCGCTCGCGCAGCCCGCCGTGACTCAGGGCATCACCGCCATGTTCACCGGCCTCCAGCAGGCCGTGGACCTCCTCGCTCCGGCGATGGCTCCGCTGGGCCAGGCGCTCGGCGCGATCATGCAGGTCGTCGCCGCGATGCTCCCCGTCTTCGCCAAGCTCGTGACGGCCGCGATCGTCCCCCTCGCGGGCGCGTTCGCCACGCTCGCCCCGCAGCTCATCCCGATCGTCCAGCTTCTCGGCGGCGCGCTGACGCAGGCGTTCCAGGCCCTGGCCCCGATGATCCAGAAGCTGGTCCCGATCGTCGGGCAGGCACTCGGCACCGCGTTCCAGTTCCTCGCGACGCTCCTGCCTCCGATCGCCGCGATCTTCGGTCAGATCCTCCAGGCCGTGATGCCCCTGGCGTCCGCCCTGATCGACGCACTGGCTCCGATCCTGCCCGTTCTGGCGCAGGCGCTGACCACGATCCTCACGGCCCTCCAGCCGGTGATCGCCATCGCCCTCCAGATCATCTCGGCAGTCATCACGCCTCTGCTCCCGATGCTGTCCGAGGTCATCCAGTCCGTCCTGCCTCCGCTGGCCGACGCGATCTCTCGCGTGGTCGAGGCGCTCCAGCCGTTCCTCCAGGCACTGCTCGCGGTCGTCAACTTCCTGATGCCGATCCTCGTGCCGGTGCTCCAGTTCATCATCGAGATCCTGGCCGGCGCCTTCGTCGCCGCGATCAACGGTGTGGGCCTGGTCCTCGAAGGACTGAAGGAACTGTTCGTCGGAGTCTTCGACTACATCGTCGGCTACTTCAAGATGATCTGGGGCATCTTCGAGGGCCTGTGGAGCGGCAACTGGGACACCTTCGAGGAGGGCTTCTCCCAGCTCTGGAAGGGCATCAAGGGGATGCTCAAGGGCGCCTGGGACGCGATCCTGGGCGCGCTCGAAGTCTTCCTGAACATCGGCATCATCGGCGCGGCCGGCAAGGGCCTGAAGGCCATCGGCGCGCTGTTCAAGGCCGGTTGGAAGGCAGTCGGCGAGATCTTCACGGGCGCGTTCAACGCGCTCCGCGGGTACGTCGGCGTCGGCCTGACCGGAATCCGCGGTCTCGTCTCTGACGGCATCGCCGCGATCGGCCGGTTCTTCTCCTCGGGCTGGAGCACGATCCGTTCCACCGCCTCCTCGGCGCTGGGCAAGCTGGTCTCCACGATCAGCGAGTGGGTCGGCAAGGCCGTGACCACGGTCAAGGGTCTGCCCGGCAAGGCGAAGTCCGCGCTCGGGTCGCTCGGTTCGACGCTGATGACCGCCGGCAAGGAGCTCATCCGGGGCTTCATCTCCGGTATCAGCTCGATGTTCGGCGAGGTCAAGTCCAAGCTCGGCAGCCTCACCTCGAAGCTGACCGACTGGAAGGGTCCGCTCCCCAAGGACAAGGTCCTTCTCTACAACGCCGGTGTTGTGATCATCAAGGGTCTGATCAAGGGCCTTGAGTCGCAGTTCGACAACGTGAAGAAGAGCCTCACCGACCTGACGGGGCTGATCGGCAAGGCCAAGCTGAGCAAGTCGCTGACGGCCAGGGTCAAGGCGGACCAGGCGCATCTCAACACGCTGCTCAAGTCCTACGAGAAGCTGTCGAAGCAGCTCGACGACGCCAAGAAGAACCTCGCGGACCTCAAGGCGGCCAAGGCCGACTACGCCGCGAGCATCGCCCAGAAGATCGTTGACGACGCCAACGTCACGAACATGGAGGGCGGCTTCAAGGGGATCATCGAGCAGCTCACGCAGGCTCGGGACCAGGCGAAGCACTTCGCGGACGTGCTGGCCAAGCTGAAGAAGCTCGGCCTGAACTCCGAGATGTTCGACCAGCTCGCGCAGGCCGGCCCCCAGGCCGGCATGGATGCGGCTGAGGCGATCCTCGGTGCGGGCAAGGCCGGCGTCGACCAGGTCAACCAGTTGGAGAAGGAGATCTCCAGCGCAGCCAACAAGGTCGGCGCGACCGCAAGCCAGGTGATGTACGACAACGGCATCCACATGGCTGAGGGCTTGGTCAAGGGTCTGGAATCCCAGGCCGACAAGATCGAGAAGCAGATGCTGAAGATCGCCGACTCGATGGTCAAGGCCATCAAGAAGGCGCTCGGCATCCACTCCCCCTCGCGGGTGGCGAAGAAGCTCGGCTCGTACTTCGGGCAGGGCTTCTCACTCGGAGTGGTCGGCGAGAAGTCCAACATCGCCCAGGCGGTCGAGGACTCTCTGCTCGTCGGTCCGACCTCCAACTCCACGGCGCGCAACATCGCTTCGGCGGTCGGCAGCGCCCTGAGCAGCGGCTCCTCGACGGGAGGCAGCTCGAAGACTCTCAACTACTACGCGGCACCCGGCTCCTCGCTCGGCTCCGAAGAGGATCTGTTCGCCGCCGCCAACCGAGCACGGATGGGATGGTGAAGTAAGTGCCACAGCTCCTGCTCACGAGCGGCGCGGACACGATCAACCTCAACGAGATCGACGAGCAGGGGGTGGGTTTCCAGGCCAAGTCCGGAGTGACTGGCCTGGGCCTGCCCCCTGTGTCGGTCCAGTGGTTGGAGGGCGCCGGAGACGGCGCCATCTTCCGTGGGACTCGCGTACAGACGAGGGACATCGACGTCCCCCTCGACATCCTGGCGCTCGATCGTGCGGACCTACAGGACAAGCTCTCCCGGCTGGCTCTCATGCTGGCCGGGGGGTGCTTTCTGGTCCTCGACAACGGCAACGGCGTCCAGTGGTCGACCGAAGTCCATCGCGTCGGAGGTGGCGAGTACACCTACGGCGAGGACACGATCGGGACGAACGAGTTCCAGACCGTCCTCACCCTGCGGGCCGGCGACCCGTACTTCACCAGCTCTCAGCAGCAGGTGCGGACGATCTCCGGCGCGGTCGCGGGGACAGCGTTCCTGTCCAACCTCGTGACTATGCAGGTCGCCCCCTCGCAGGCGATCGGCTCCATCGACCTCTCGAACTCGGGTGACGTTGCGGCGTACCCGGTGTGGGAAGTCCGCGGTCCTGGTGACCACTTCGTCGCGACGTCACCCAGTGGCGAGACGCTGAAGTGGAACGGCACCCTGACTGCCGAACAGAAGCTGATCGTCGACACCCGCAAGGGGACGGTGAAGGACGGGACCGGCGCCAACCGGTACGACCTGTTGGACACGGCCCCGCGGTTCTGGACCGTCCAGCCGGGCGAGTCCACCGCGACCGCTTCTCTGTTGAACACCACCAGCGTCTCGCAGATCACCTGCTCCTGGTATCCCCGGAAGTGGATGGTGATCTGAGTGCGCCTGGAGGACATCACCGTCGAGGTGCGTGACAAGGCTCTGGTCCGCAGGGGCATCATCCGCCCCGAGGAACTGGACCTGGAGCTCACGGACAACTTCAACAACATCGGCTCGTGGGCGCTGACCCTGGCCTCGGAGCATCCGCTGTGTGACACGCTGCGGACGCCCGGCGCCGGGATCATCGTCACCGGGCCCGACGATGTCTTGCTGTCCGGGCCGATGGTGAAGTCGGAGTTCGCTTCGACCCCTACCGACCCGGACGGCACGGTCTCCTTCGAGGGCGTGTCAGACACCGTCTGTCTTGCAGATGCGCTGGCCTTCCCGCAGCCGTCCAACCCGGACGGCGCCAGCCAGACCGAAGCGCATGACGTCCGCACCGGCAGGGTCGAGACCGTCATGCACGCGTACGTCAACGCGAACATCGGTCCCCTCGCTCCGGCCGCCCGTCGCAAGACGGGGCTCATCATGGGCACGGACCAGGCGCGCGGGCCGATCATCAACCAGTCCGCCCGCTTCCCCGTGATGGGCAACCTGCTCACCGAGATCGCCCTCCTGGCCGGCCTCGGGTTCCGGGTCGTGCAGCGCGGGGCGAACCTGGTCTTCGAGACCTACGCCATCACCGACCGCACCGCCTTCGTCCGCCTCGACGTCCGCAACGGGACGCTGTCCGGACAGAAGGTCGGCATCTCCCCGCCCGGCATCACGCGCGCCATCGTGGCAGGCCAGGGCGACCTCACGGAGCGGCAGTTCCTCCAGGTCGACAGTGCCGAGTCCATCGCCGCAGAGGCTGACTGGGGCCGGCGCATCGAGCAGTTCGTCGACCAGCGCAACACCGACGACTGGACCGAGCTCAAGCAGGCCGGCGACGAGGCCATCGCAGACGCAGGCTTCACCGCGGTCAACGTCCAGGTCGTCCCCATGGAGGACAGCCAAGCCCGCTTCGGCAAGGAGTGGGGACTCGGCGACGCCCTGGTCGTCATCGTCGATGACCAGGAGCTGAAGTCCACCGTCACCGGCTACGTCATCAAGGCGGACCGGGACGGCTTCCGGCTCGGCGCCCTGCTCGGTGACGCCACCGGCTTCGACGCGGACGCGGCCCTGAGTAAGCGCGTGACCAACACCGAGACCCGACTGTCCAACCTGGAGGCCAACTCCGGGGGCGGCGGCTCCTCTTCATCCGACCAGATCATGCAAATCATGGGGGTGTGGTAACCGATGGCGAACAAGCCGACACGCCTCTCCAGGGGCTCCACGACGACGACACTGACGACCGTCTACACGGTCCCGTCCAACACGACGACCATCGTGACGAACATCGTCGTGGCCAACTCGGGCACCACCGCGGCGACGATCCTGCTCCAGCTCAACGGGCTGGCGATCATCCCGAACATCCCGCTCCCCGGTAACGGCATCTTCACCCTCGACATCTCCCAGGTGATGGACGCGGGCGACACCGTCAAGATCCAGGGCAGCACGACGACTTGCTCGTACTTCATCAGCGGAGTGGAGGTGACCGCCTGATGGGCTTCTCCGTGATCCCGGACCCGGCCATCTCCGGCTTCACTGGCCCGACCGGCGCGGCGGGCGCCAAGGGTGACCCCGGCGTCATCCAGTCCATCAACGGCAAGAGCGCGGCGTCCGTCACGCTCGCCGCCTCGGACGTCAACGCCCTGCCGTCCAACGCCAACGCCACCCTCGCCGCGACGTACCTGAGCATCGACAAGTCGGCCGGCAACTACCGCGTCTTCCGCTGGTTGACCGACGCTGTCAGTCGCTGGGAGGCCCAGGTCGATGACGTCGCCGAGGCTGGCTCGGCCTCCGGCTCCGACTTCCGCCTCTCGGCGCGCAACGATGACGGCACGTTCAACAAGACCGTCATTCACGCCAGACGCTCGGACGGCACGATCACCTTCGGTGCGACGGTGCACCACGGCACCGCCCAGGTCACCTCGGCCGGCGCGCTGGGCCTGCGGGATCTCGCAGCCGATCCGGCCACCGCCACGGGCGGCGTCTTCCTCTACTCGAAGGCCGGCCTGCCGTACATCAAGCAGGCTGACGGCACCGTCTTCCAGGTCGGCGCCGGAGGCGGCACGGCCCCCGTCTCCTCGGTCAACTCCAAGACCGGCGCGGTCGTCCTGGCCGCGTCCGACGTCTCAGCTGTCCCGGCCTCCTCGGTCGGCGCCGCTTCCGGCGTCGCCCAGCTCGACTCGACGACGCGCCTGCCCATCGCGCAGATCCCCGCGGTAGTGGCGAAGAACGAGTGGACGCCCCAGGCCCTCGGCTTCCAGGCGTGGTCCCTCGACCCGGCGACGCTGGCCACGCCCACGGTCGGCCGCGCGATCACGATCGGCCGCACCTACCTGGCAGGGTTCAACATCACCGAGCCGACCACGGTCAGCAAGCTCTTCGTGTTCGCCGCAGGCTGGGCCGGATCGACCGTCGTCCCGGCTGCTCGGTTCTTCGCTGGCCTCTACAAGGAGGACGGCACCAGCCTCATCAGCTCGGGCACCACGGCCCTGTCGAACATCGGGGCCGCCGGCCAGACGACCGGCTCGCCCACCGTGCAGCAGAACTCGCACGCTGGCGCCGTGCCCTTCCCGTTCACCGGGTCGGTCACCTTGCAGCCCGGCCGGTACTGGGGCGCCTTCCTCATGAGTGCCGGTGCGACCACCGACTTCTACTACTTCTACGCGCAGAACGAGGCGGCGACGAACACGTCGATCTTCCACAACCTGTCCAGCGCGTTTGTCCGCAACGCCTACGTCAGCGGCATGGCGAACCTGACGACCGCGCTGACGAAGGCCAACTTCCAGCTCAACCACGACCAGATGGTCATGGCTCTCGCGTAAGGAGTGTGCAAGTGGGAGCAACTCTCTACCCGCCCCCGGTCGCGAGCCCGACTGTCACGACGACCGGCCTAACGCCGGGCTCGGGCGTGACCGTGAACAACTTCATGGGCCGAAAGATCAACGGCGTCTGCTCGTTCGCCTTCGACCTGGCCGTCACGACCAAGTTCAACGCGGGCACCACCGCCCCGTACAACCTCGCCGACGTCGTCATCGCAACTCTGCCCTCCGGCTACTGGCCGGCCCGCACGGTCACCGCCATCTACTCGACGGGCTTCGCGGACGGCGAGTGCGACGTCACGGCGGACGGCAACGTCACCATCCGAACCACGAACACCTACAGCATCGAAGTCGGCGAGACGATCCGCTGCTCCGGCGCTTTCGTCCTGTAACCCAAGGAGGGCCCAGCAAGTGGCGATCACGTCTTACCCCTTCGACAGCCAGGCTGTCACCGAGACCGACTACTCCAGGCTCTTCCGGGAGTTCCAGAACACCGGCGTCGCGGACAGCGTGGGCGGCTCCGGGCTGTCCGTGACCGCGGACGGCACTGGCATGACCGTGAGGGTCAACTCCGGCTTCGCGATCGTGCGCGGCCACGCGGTCTACTCGACGGCGATCGAGCCGTTGACGGTGACGGCGTCGAACACCACGGCCCGCGTGGACCGCGTAGTCCTGCGCCTGGACCCGAGCGTCAACTCCATCGTCCTGGCCGTCAAGGCGGGCACGGCCGGCTCCTCGACCCCGCCTGCGCTGACCCAGACCGACACCGGCATCCACGAGCTGTCACTCGCCACCGTCGCGGTCGGCGCCAACGTCACCTCGATTTCCGCCGCATCCGTCACGAGCGACCGCCAGTTCGTCGGCTCGGCGGTGGGCGCCTGGACGACCGCCACTCGTCCGGCCTCGCCCCGTACCGGGCGCCTGGGCTACAACACCACGACTACCACGTGGGAGTTCTGGAACGGCTCGGCGTGGGGCAACGTCTCGCAGTCGGTCGACTGGTCGACGCTGACGAACAAGCCGTCCTCGTTCACCCCGGCCTCGCACACTCACCTGTGGGCCGATGTCACCGACAAGCCGACGACGTTCGCGCCGACCTCGCACACGCACGACTGGTCGCAGATCACGGGCGAGCCGGCCACCTTCCCGCCGTCCACTCACTCCCACACCTGGTCCTCGATCACCTCGAAGCCGACCACGTTCACCCCGGCCTCGCATTCCCACTCCAGCTACCTGGAGTCCGGCGACACGATCTCCTGGGCCAACGGCTCGAAGAAGCCGCACGCCAACCAGGCGTCCGGCTCGGGCACGTACTACGCGGTGTGGGTGGAGGGCGACGGGACCTTCGCCCGGAACACTTCCTCGCGCCGGTTCAAGGAGAACATCAGGGACTTCGAGATCGACCCCGACGCGTTCTCCAAGCTGCGCCCGGTCATCTACGACCGCAAGGCGATCGAGGGCAAGGGCGACCCCCGCAAGGACGAGGTCGGCCTGATCGCGGAAGAGGTCGAGGAGCAGTTCCCCTGGCTCATCAACTACCTCGACGACGAGGTGGACGGGCTTCGATACGACCTCCTCGGGGTCGCCCTCGTCCCCGTCGTCCAGCGCCAGGCCGAGCAGATCAGCGACCTTGAGGCCCGCCTCGCCGACCTGGAGGCCAAGCTCTCGTGACCATGCTGGCTACGGACACCAGTGTGCAAGTGGCGCTAGTGACCGCAGGAGGCACCCTCGGCGTCGCCCTGGTGGGCGTCATCGCCGAACTCCTGCGGCGCCAGGCCGGCGCCATCAACGAGGTGCGCGAGCACACGCAGGAGGCGCGCGACCAGGTCGCCAACACCCACTCGACCAACCTGCGCGACGACCTTGATGCGGTAGCCCACCGCATCGACCGGGTCCTCGCGCTCCAGGAGCGCCACAGCCAGGACATCGCTGCCGTGCGCTCCGACATCGCTCACGAACGCCGCGAGCGCCTCGCCGTGGCGGAACGACTCGACGACCACATCGCCGCGAACGCGGCCTAACAACAGGAGGTTGTGCAAGTGTCACAAATAGCAAAGGTTCTCTCGGTCGCGAAGGCTGAAGTCGGCACCCAGGAGAAGAAGTCGGGCGGCCACTGGGTCAACGACTCCAAGTACAACCGCTGGTTCGGCAAGATCCCCGGCTACGACCAGGACGGGTACGGCTGGCCGTGGTGCTGCGCGTACGTGGCGTGGGTGGCGGCCGAGGCCGGCGTCGCCGCGCTGTACCCCAAGACGGCTGGCTGCGAAACCGCGGTCGCCTGGTACAAGCGCCAGGGCCGTTTCAGCGAGTACCCCGGCATCGGTGCGCAGGTGTTCTTCGGTCCGGATGGCGGCACTCACACGGGCATCGTCTACGACTACGACGACACCTACATCTACACGTACGAGGGCAACACGAACGTGAACGGGAGCGCCGAGGGCGACGGTGTCTACGCGAAGAAGCGCGTGCGCCGGGATGCCTACGTGTACGGCTACGGCTACCCGAAGTTCGTCGAGGGCATCAAGTCGGCCGACCCGAAGTTCAAGGACGAGGCGCCCAAGGCCGAGCCCAAGCCCGCTCCGTCCAAGCCGGCCCCGAGCAAGCCTGCTCCCGCCAAGCCTGCGGCCTCGAAGATCGTGGCCCTGAACGCCGCAGTGAAGCCGGGCGCCAAGCACGCCCAGGTCAAGGATCTCCAGCACTTCCTGGTCAAGGCCGGCTACGGCCCGATACCCGGTGCGTACACCACCTACTACGGCCCCGAGACCCAGAAGGCGGTCGCCCGGTTCCACAACAAGAACCCGCACTTGAAGACCGCGGGCGTCTCGTACGACCCGGCGATCGGCAAGTCCGGCTTCAAGGAGCTCCAGAAGGAGGCAGGCATCAAGTGAGCAAGCACGCGAAGGTGTCGAGCAAGGGCCTGGCGCGTATCGCGTCGGCACTGCCCACCAGGTACAAGTCCAAGGCCGGGCTGGTCGCGGCCGGCATCGGTGTAGCCCTGTCCCTGGCCACCTACCTCGGCACCGACTACCCGCAGCTCTCGCTCGTCATCCAGGCGCTGACCGCGTTCGGGTTCGTCGAGCAGACCGACTCGGAATGAGAGAAGCCCCCGCTGGCCCTGTGGCTGGCGGGGGCTTTCTCGTCGTCTCAGCCCTTCTTGGCTGCTTCGATCTCTTCCAGGCTGGTGATCTTCGGCCGGCGCCTGGGGGTTGTCTTCCGGGCTGGCTCGGCCGGGGCCTTGGCTGCCGGAGCCTTCTTGGCTGGGGCCTTCTTGGCCGGCACGGGCTCGGCCTTTGTCTCAGATTCATACACCGGCTCGGGGGTCGCCGCGACCTCCGCCTCCTCTAGCCACTCCTCGAAGGGCTCTGCGTGTTCCTCGCACAGATCCTTCGAGATGGTGCGACCGTCGCTCGCTGTGATGGTGTAAGTCTTCGCGGGGAACTTTTGGTCGATGTCGCACGCCGTGACTTGCAGCTTCATACTTCCCTCCGGTGTGAATGTTGGTGTGACGTCAACGATACCTGTGCACTGTTGACTGTGCAGGTGTATCGTGGAAGTGTCACACGGTCATGATCAAGTTGAAGAGCGAGGGGGCATATGGGGAAGCGCAAGATCCAAGATGAGCAGGAGGTCATCCGCTGGTTCGAGGAAGGGCGAACCTACGCGTGGATGATCGACGAGTACAAGCGGAAGTACGACATCGAGACGGTCCCTTCCATGTGGGGGAACTTCCGACGTCGCCGCGGACTCGACCGGCGCATCGTGCGGGATGACGAACTCATCCCCTGGTTCGTGAAGGAGGAGCACCGCTGGGCTTACCCACTGTCGATGCTCCGGGCCGAGGCGCGGCGCCGCGCCGGCAAGGAGCTGACCGAGACGGACGAGGGCCGGCTGGCGAACTGGCTGGAGATGCTCAAGGAGGAGAAGGCGGTCGTTCACTACGATCCCGACACCGAAGAGGGCTTCTTCTACGTGCCTCGTCAGGAGGGTGATGACGACCTCATCCACAACCCGAAGCAGAAGACAACACCCCGCCCCAACGCCGACAAGTAGGCGCCGGCACCCGCGCGTGAGAGCCCCTCGCATCCAAACTGCGAGGGGCTCTCTGTTGTCCAGGTTAGGCCCGCCTGACCCAGTCTGGGCGGCCTTCATTTAATCTTCAAAAGATCTTGGAAATTCATGCAACCTTGCACCCCCTTACGGAGTCGTAGGTTCCGGAAGTGAGAGTTTGGTGAACGTCGAGCTTGACAGTTTGTGTACTGCTCATGCAGCATGAGTCATCTCAGCGACACTTGCACAGAGGGGGATTTCGGGTGGCAAACTTCGAGGGGGCGGTCACTTCTTCTACAGCGCGCGGAGGATGGTGCGGTGGGTACAGATCCCCCGACGCCCTCATCACCCTCGTGGTGGACGAAGAGGAGTACGACTTCCACATCGATGCGAGGCCGGGGTACAAGGCCAGCGCGATGAGGGATGTTCTGAAGGCGGCAGAGAGCCGGGGCCTGGAGCTCCTCGACGAGGACGAGTGCGAGGCCGAAATCCTGGAAGACGGCACCGTCCGCATATACCTCGCCCCCATCACCGAGTACGCAGTTGTGCCGCCCGTCGCCCAGACGACGAGGCCGGCCCGCTCCATAGCCAAGCGAGCAGCCAGCACGCTCGTCCTCGCGGCCTGCGTCGCCTCCGCGCTCCTGCTTCCCAGCCCCGTAGCTACCAGCTACCCAGACGCCATCAGCGAGGTGTTCCACGGCACCACGTCCAGCGACAGCCCCACCAAGCCCGGCATACTGCCGCCGTCGATTACGCACTGGTTCCCGAACGAAGGAGTACCGAGTGGCCCTGAATCTCCTGGAGATTCCGCAGCAGTCCCGACCCGCACATCCGAACCACGCCGTTCCGAGGGACGGGTGGAGCAGGCCGCTGATCGTTCCTGAAGAGGGCGGCAGGCCCAAGGGGCACACCCGAACGACGACGTTCATCGACTGCATCGAGGACAAGTCAAGCCTGATCGACTGGCAAGGACGGATGGTCCTGCTGGGGTCATCGAAGCGGCCCGATCTGCTGGAAGCCGCTAGGGCCCTCGACCCCGAGGACCCTGAAGACAAGAAGAAGCTCAACGCCCTGACAGAGCAGGCCAAGGACGCGGCCGGCGCGAACGAGAAGTCGCGCAAGGGTACCTACCTGCACGATCTGTCGGAGTACGTCGACCGTGGTGACCCGCTCCCTCGCACCATCTCCGGAGCGGACCTCGACGACATGGCCGCGTACATGATGGCCACGTCCGTCCTGAAGGTCATCGCCATCGAGCAGTTCGTCGCAGTCCCCGAGCTGTCCGTGGGCGGCACGTTCGACCGGCTTGCGTACTACGACGGCCCCGGCCCGGACGGCAAGCCGATCGCGGGCAACTTCATCACGGACACCAAGACGGGCACGATCGAGTACGGCAAGCTCAAGATGGCATCGCAGCTCGCGGTGTACTCGCGCGGCAAGCTGTACGACCACACCCGCTTCCCGGTGGACGCTTCGGACAAGAAGGCGTTCGCCGCCTGGAAGAAGACCGAGTTCACCGCGGAGCAGGCGGCCGAGGCTTACTCGCCGCTGCCTCCTGTGAACCAGGACTGGGGCATCATCGTGCACTTGCCTGCGGGCACCGGAGTGTGTGACTTGTACTGGGTCGACCTGAACATCGGGTGGGCACTGGCGAACCTTGCGCTCACGATCCGCAAGGCCCGCTCAACGAAGGGCGCCATGAAGCCCTTCGTGATGCAGGGCACATGAAGCGAAGTTGATTTCAACTCCCAGAGTGTGTAAGTTGGACAAAGAAGCAAGCGAAGGTTGCACACCGGCGGTGGCAACGACAGCGAGAGAGAGGGGAACGGCAACCAGTGAGCGAACTGAGCGTCACGATCAAGTACGACAAGGGGCACGACGCCACCTGGGCGGTCTTCCGCGGAACGATCGAGGAGATCAGGGCGGACATCCTGGCCTTCTTCGGGATGGACCCGGCCACGCAGGTGGGGCTCAGCCTCTCCAGCGTCGTGACGAACGCGACGCAGATCGCGCACGGCAAGGGCCTGATCGCAACCGCGCTCGGGGCCACGGTCGTTGAGGAGACGACCGAGCCGGCCAAGCCCACTGACGACCCGTGGGCGGCGGCTTCGGCTGCGCAGTCTTCCGGCCCTGGGCCGGGGAGTGCAAGTGTGACAGAGTCGAACAGTGAAGACCCCAACGCGTACATCCTCGGGGAGATCGAGAAGCAGACCACGGTCGACGGCTTGAAGAAGCTGTGGGCCGCCAACCAGTCCTTCTTCTCCGACCCGGCCGTCATGGCGGCCTGGAAGGCGAAGGGCAAGTCGCTCCAGTGAAGCCGGGCGACATCGGCTACTGCATCGCGGTGATCGTGGTGCTGGCCGGAAGCATCTTCGCCTGGACGTCCGCGCCGTGCGGGCTCTGGGCGTACAGCGCGGCCGGCGACATGCCGGCTCGCTGCCTCACCAAGTAATCGCAACGTAACTGCCCGCGTGGGCAACGAACGAAGGAGATCAACTCAGTGGCTCTCAACCTCATCGACATCCCGGTCCAGGGCGGCGGCTGGTTCAAGCCGAAGGACAACCTCACCGCGCCGGCCATCCTCGTCGAGGTCCATCAGTTCGAGCGTCAGCGGCC